TCATCTGGATATGAAAGATGTTAAGAAAACACATCTGAAAAAACTTGCTGCAAGGAAAATAAAAGAGGAAGAAAATAAAAAAGAAAAGCCTAGTCAATTCAATACTTTTGATGATTATTACAAAGAAGGCTCTACTAGAGAGTTTGAAGGAAATTTTATTTCAAGAGAAGAATATGAAAAACTTAGTGATGATGATAAATTAGATACAAGACTTGTTGAAATTAGTCCAAAGAGATTAAACTTAGGTTCTCTTGAAAAAGGAGACTATGAGCCTATTTATGATGAAAGAGAATTAGATGATAAAGCAACCTATAAAGAAGGAGATAACATACCTAAAGGAAAAAAAGTAGGAGATTTGACCGAACTTGCTGAAGCAGATGCTAAAGAATTAAAATATAGAAAGGTTTTAAGGGAAAGAACATCTAAGAAATTATCACGAAGACCACCTAAAGTTGAAGACCCCTCTAAATTTGGAAGAGTTACTGATAAAGCATTAGCAGTAGTGACTGGTGAAGGAATACAAATAAATCCTTTAGTTTATTATGCAAATATAAATGAAGCATTTGAAAGAACTATTTTGCATATTGAACTTGTAGTAACTGATTTAGGGGAGTTTACCTTGAGTCCTATGCAAAGACGCAGAAATGATGAAATGGCAAATGTAGTTGAGGACATAAAGGAGAACTTATCCGTTTTAACTGAAAAGTTGGGTGAGTAAAATGGGAACAACAATCTCTCCAAGCGACTTTACGGAAATTAATCCTAGTTATACGCAAGGAAGAGGATTTTATACTAACGCAACAGAAGTTGCTAATTTGCTCCAAATACCTGCTTTTAGTGGAACAACTTATCCCACTACTGCCCAAGTTGGGGCTATCATTAAAAGAGTAGAAGGTATTGTTGATGATAAAGTAAAGCGTTCTTTTAGACCTATTATTACGAAAGATGAATACCATAACTTTGAATTTACAAGAGGGCCGGGACATCATTATTATGGTGGATATGTGGGTTTTATTCAACTAAAACAAATGAAAGTTCGTAAAATAGTTTCTTTACAATTATGGCAAGGAAGCCACTATG